TGGGGTGGACGGCCTACTTGGTGTCGGGCTCGGACGGCGCGGCGGCGGGCTCCGGCGCTGCAATCTTGACGAAGTGATGGCCGCGATCGTTCTTGAGCAGCATGTCGACTTCGTCCTGCGCGGTGACCTTCTGGCCCTTCTCATAACCGTCGAAGGGATGAACGCAGATCAGGTGATAATTCACGGGCATGCCCTCTTAGGTTAGAGCCGTGGCAATGGCGGTGTTGGACGGATTGGCGATCGAGACCTGCGTCGAGGTGATCGTGTAGCCCGGGAATTGCTGGACGGTGGCGAACTCGGCGTCATAGATCAGGTCGCGCCGGTAGAGGTTCGCCTTCTCCTGCGCGTCGGATGATGCCGTGCGGGAGTAGCGCAGCAGACACTGCGAGGTGTCCGGCATCGTGATTTTGATGTTTTCCTTCAGCGCGACGTCGGCGAGGATCGCGGCCGCGGTGCGGATGGTGTCGTTAGGCGCCCAGACCGTCACCATGATCGAATGAATCTGGCGGTGGATGACCCGCCCCATCACCGCCTGGCCGCCTTGGCGAACCACCATCGAGTGACCGAAGGGAACCGTCAGCGTGGTCGCTGTCGCCACGGCGGCGTAACCGAACCCCTGCACCTGTGTCGCGAGTGCGGCGAGCATCGCGGCGACATTGGCCCCGGTCTGCGAGCAGATCACGGCATCATCGATGATGACCGTTAGGAACTCGCCTTGCGACAGCGTGCCCGAAACGGTGATGCCCTCGCCATTGACCGTCGCCACGGAAGTGACCGCGGCTGCCGAGATGACATAGGTCTCATTGAGGATCTGAAACGTACGGATCGCCGAGCCGCCGAGCGGAAACACCGTGATCGTCGCCTTTTGAGCGGCGAGATCGGCATCGAGAGCCGCCGGCAGCGGCCAGCCGCGGCCGATCTTGACCGCCGTCGCATTCGGCATGGCCGATGGCTGGGTGTCGCCGTTCGGATAGATCGCGGCATCGATGATGCTGACGATCTTCGCTTCGACGTCGGTGAGGTCGGCCATTGGTCCCGATCTTTAGGTGGTCGCCAGCCTCGCGACGATGCGCCAGCCGAACGGTGACAGCTCGGAGGAAGAGACCGTGTATCGCCGCACCGGCGAGTTGTTGTCGGTGATGATGTCGGTGGCGCGGACGTCGATTCCCGCGACTGCCGGAAGCAGGATGACGAAATACGGATTGACGTCATCCATCGGCAGCGCGGCGCCGCTGTTCTTGCCGCGAGCCTCATAGATCACGCTGGCAGGGAACGAGGCCATGATCGAGGCTTCGTTGCCGCTGGTGGCGCCGATATAGGACTGTGCGCCGGCGCCGCTGGCTTCCTGTGCCCGCAGCACCGAGACCATGTTGTTGCACTGAACGCAGAGGCTCGGCGCCAGGTCCGGCTTGGCGATGACGAAATAGGCGCCATGACCCGCGGCGGTCAGATAGTCGCCGACATGGATGTTCGTGGCGTCGAACAGGCCATGGAACAGCGGTTTGGTGTAGTCGTTGGTGGTCGTGAAGTTGAATCCGCCCGAGCCGCCCGACGACCGCGGCGTAAAGGCGGCATTGATCGGACTGCCGACGACGTTGCCCGAGACAATCGGAGCGGAGCCGCTGGCAGGCCGATAGACCGTGAAGGCATAGCCGGTTCGCTGCGCGCTCTTGCCGTAGCCGGAATAGACCTTGGTCTGAAGGCGCGCAGCATCCATAGGATTTACGAACCCGACCAGGCCGCGATGTAGGCCGCAGCTGCCGCCGCAATCTTATCGGCGATGCGACCATTCGCGCCGAACGAGAAGATCAGGACGTCGCCTGCCGTCACAGCGTTCGCAGCGTTCGCCGCCAGCGTGATCGTGTTGGCGGTGGTCGACTGCACGGTTCCGACCGTCTGGCCGGTGGTTGCGTCAATCGCCACGAGGCCGGCGACCACCCACGACGGCACCGAGGCCGCATGCAGGGTCGGGCTCAACGTCGCCGTGGCCGCGTTTGCGACCAGAGCACCACCGAAATGAGAAGAGCGCGGAGCCGCGACGGGGTGCTCGAGCAGCGCGAACAGGTCCTGCCATCCGTCCATCGCGTTCGCCGAGAAATGGACCTGCGGGCCTCCGCCGCAACGCTCAACGGTCCGCGCTAAGGCCTCGAGGTCGATCATGGCGCCGTACAAGGTCTGCAGCGCGGCCAGATAGGCGGACTGCGCAGCCGTCAGCTGCGTCTTGTAGGAGCTCAGGGATGTGCTCATGTCGGGATTCCCTTCAGTTATTGGAGGTGGGCGCCTAGCCCCTCACGATGGCGGTGCTGCCATCGCCAAGGCTCGGCCCGGGGGGCACGCCAATGAAAAAGCACATCCGCCGGCGCCAATCGTCGAACAGCGCGGTTTGATCGGCGACCTGGTTCGGATTCCGCTCCCACACCGCAGCGACCTTGGTGTCGAGGTCGGCGCTTGCCGCCGTGATCGCGGTCTCGATGGTGTAGAGGTTCGTCAGGTACGTGTTGATGAGGATCGATTCCTCTTCCGGCCGCATATTAGTCAGCCGGTGCTGCATCGTCTGCATGACGCCAGGCGAGACCCAGCCATAGGCGAAGTCTCGACTGTCGTCAGCGACGGTATCGGCGAGCATGGGGTAGCCCGCGAAGCGGCGGACATCCGCCATCTGCTGGTTAGTCAGCATGTTCCCAGCCGTGTTTCTTCCAGTTGTCCACTTCATCGGGGTGGACGTCGGCGGTGGATGGCCCGTGCTTTTCGGGCGGCCACTGCTCCGGATTTCGCTTTATCGCCACGCCAGTCGGGACTGCGGTCTCTTCGGCCGCGGTCTCCTGCGCGTCGGCGGCGGTCTTCTTAGCCATGCGTCTCTACTCTCCGCAAAAATGGGGCGGGCACCACGCCCGCCCCGAACTGTGTTGAGTCCGCCGGCGATTAGCCGAGGAACAAGCAGGTGTGCTCCGGCTTGATGACCGACGCGCCGTAGGCGATCGACACTTCGTAGCGGACCCGGCGGTACTGCAGGTACATCGCCACTTCGAAGGCGAGACCGGAGCGCGGATCAACCAGCGTCATGCGGTCTTCCGCCATGTCGCCCTCTTCCGGCAGCGCGGGCTGACGAGTCGACAGCACGATGGCGGAACGGGCGAAGCCCATGTTGCCGGTGTAGTTGCCGCCGACGGTGACCGCATTGCTGCCCGCGATCGCGTTGCGCAGGCCGGGGTTGTTGATGGACAACGAGCCCGCCGCCAGCGCGGTGCCGACCACGTACTTGTTGGCGGTGTCGGCCGCGAACGAGATCACGTCCCCGGCGAGGATGGTGCCGGAGCCGGTCTGCACCGCGATTGCGGTCTGACCGACGACCGACGCGCCGTTTGTGACGTAGGACGCGCCGGTGCCGGCGACGTGGTGGTTGACGCCCGCGGATTCACGAAGGACGAAGCCGTGGATGTCAAGCAGCTTGCCCTGGGCGCGCAGCTCGGTGGTGCCGGCTTCGTTCGCCTTGGTGAGCTGGGCAAGGCTGCGGACCTTGGCGCCGGCCGTGGTGTCGATGACCATCTGCAGGTCATTGAGCGGCGCACCGTTGTCCGACAGGATCTTGCGCACCTGCGCCGGATCGGAGAGGTCGGAGGCGAACGGCGTGGTGCCGGCGGTGCCCCAAGCGCGGGATGCGCCGGCGGCCGCGATTCCGCCAACGAAAGCTTCGATTTCGTTCGTCAGGGTGCGGAACGCCTGCGTGATCTGGTCGCGCCGGATGTTGCGGTAGCCGGGGCCTTGGTTGACACCGCGCTGCTCCTCACCCTGCCAGCGGAAGGGCACGGTGCGGCTCTTGGAGATGATGATCACCTGGTTGCCGATGTTCTGGTCGCCGTCATCGGGCGGCAGCTGGCCGGGGGTGACGTCCTCGGCGGTGCTGGCCGGGGTCGCGAACGAACGGACGTTCTCGTTGAGCGCGGCGCGCGCCACCGACGGGTCGAGGGTGACCGACGGAATGAAGCCGACCAGCTCGCGGGACACGATGTCCAGCGACTCGTAGAGGTCGGGCGCGAGATTGGTGAGGGTGTTAGCCATAGTTCTGCGTTCCTCTGGTTGAGGTTGGGGAGGTGTTGGGGAATGGGTGATTGCGGGTCATCCGACCCCAGCGCCGCCGTCTCATCCGAGGGGTGGCCGAAACGAAGAAGGCCCCGCGTAGGGGGCCTTCGATAGTCATGGCATCGACGTCACAACGGCATCCGCCGTCACGACATCGCTGCAAAATCAGTCGACGAGCGTGGCCCTGCCTTCGCGGACCTTCGCCATCTCAGCCGCGGCGCGCGCGGGATCCTTGGCCTGCCAATCGGAGAGCTGGGCGCGGGTGATGGTGCCCGAACCGCCCTTCCCGCCGCCGCCACCAGCACCGCCGCCAGAGGCGCCGGAGCCCTTCAGGATGTGATCCTTGAAGGCGTAGGCGTCGACCATGATCTCGAGTGCTTCGTCAAAGCCGGCGACGTCTCCCGGCTTGACGCGGCTGAAAATCTTGTTGCCGTTCTGGTAGCCAACGATGGCATTTTCTTCGACCTTGAAGCCGTTGCCGAACGTGGCCTGCACCATGTCGATGGGCACCGCCAGATTGTCGGCGATGTACTTCGAGCGAGAGAACGCATTGCCGAGCTTCTCGGCGTGCAGCTGGCCCTTGAGGGTGTCGCGCTCGGCGATGACCGGCTTGTGGGCTTCCTGGATGGCCTTGACCTGGTCGTCGAAGGCGCGCTTGGCCTCGGCCTTGACCTCGTCGATCTTGCCGGCATCCACCAGCTTTTTCAGGTCGAGGTTGGCGACGGTCTCGATGGCCTTGAGCGCCGCGGCCGGGTCGGTGATGCCTTCGAAGGCTTTCAGCTTGTTTTGCGCCTCTTCCTTGGCCTCGCGGTGGCCCTTGGCCTCGCTGTTCAGCCGGGTGATAGTGGCAACCGTAGCCGGCGCGTCGAAGGGAATTTCCTTGCCGTCGTCATGGATATAGACCGGCTTGCCGTCCACCACGACAACGTGACCGGCCTCATCAAGCTTCAGTTTCATGTGCTCTTTACTCGCTTTGGCTCATCCGAGCCGAGACACCGCGCCCGATCCCGGGTCACGGCAGGGTGAAGACCGCCTTGGCAGGCGGCCCTCGGTGACTGTGATCATGCCGGCGGCAGCTTCGCCGTCGCCTTGGTGCGCTCTGCCTGGTCGGCGATGTCGCTCTGGCGTTCGGCCTCGAGTCGCTTGACCTCTTCGTCCTCGTCGAGATCGTGCGCCAGGACATCGGCGCGTTTCAGATGCTCCCGCGCGGTCTGCTTCGAGACGATCTTCTTCTCGACGGCGCTCATCAGCAGATCGCCGGTCTTGCCGGAGAGATCGGCCGACGAGAAATCCTTGTAGACCTCGACTTCTGGTTCGGTCTTTTCGCCGATCCACAGCCCCATCAGCTTGATGCAGGCTTCCAGCGAGTCCTCGAACTCCTCGGCGATCTTCTGCATCGTCGAGCGGTTGTCTTCGTCTTCGGAATTGACCTGCTGGGCGGTGACTTCGCCCTGCCGCTCGGTCAGCAGCTCGGCGCCGACCTCGCGCATGCGGTCTTCGAGATCGTGGATAGACGACTGCCCGGCCTCGATCGCGGCGCCGGTGTGCTCGACATATTTGAGCTCGGCCTTCTCGCTCGACGTCATCGTCGCCGTCTTTGAGCCGACGACGATCTTGTCCTTGGCGCCGAAGCCCTTGCCGAACAGGATCGGCACGCGGGCGACATGCAGGATGGTCTGCTGGTCGCTCGACGACTGCCAGTGCTCGACGTTCATGTGCGCCAGCTCGAGCAGCGGCGGCCGGCCGATGCCGAATCCCTCGCGCAAGCCGTAGAAGAACACGAACGGGATCACCTTGATAGTGGTCGTGCCGTCTTCGATCTTTTCCCAGGTCGGCTTCGCACCATCGACAGCCTTGGCGCGGCGCCAGACTTCCCATTTGCCGGGTTCGAGCACGCGGACCTGCTCGACGATGGTCTCGCCGAAACGGCCATCGCTCTCGGTGACCTCTTCCTTCAGCCGCAGCTGGGTCAGGAACATGCCACCGGCGCTGCGCTGCGCGCGCCAGCCGAGGATGGAAGCCGCCGGATAGTGCGTGAAGTACGGCCGGACACCGGCTTTCTTCTCATCGGCGACGGTCTTGACGCCTTCGACCTTCGGATTGTCGACGAGGATGCCGTGGATGCCGTGACGCATACAGGCCAGCATGACCTGGCCGGAGAAGGCATGCAGATCGGTGCCGAGCATGTCGATGTTGGGGAAAAACGCCTTGACCTTGGCGCTGACTTTCTCGGCCTTGATCGGCCGCGCGAAGGGCTTCGCCGACAGCACCTCGCTGGTGCGGGCGAAGCTGGGGAACAGCACGGCGGTGCCGAGCCGTTCCTTGTAGCTGTCGTCGTCTTCCTTCGGCCATTGCGGCAGGAACTGCTTGCCGGCCTTGCGCATGGCGAGCGTGCCGCCGACGAGGGCATCGATGACCGGCCACGCCGCGGCCATATCGGCCACCGCGGCGGACTGCTGATCAACCTTGTCGTCGTCCATTCGCTATATCCGCAGTGGCTCTTGTATGGCTGGCCCATGCGACTCGAACAGCTTGGCGAAGGCCCGGCTGGTCGCGTCGACCCAATCCTTGAAGCTTCCCGACGGGAAGGAACACAGCTCATCCAGATAGTCGTCGTTCCACGGGCCGCGGACGATCTTGACGTTGCCGATTTCCGCCTGCGCCGACACCGGCAGCGCGCGGGCTTCCTTGTCACCGCTTTCCGGCGAGAAGCGTGCATCGATACCCGCAAGCAGCTTGGCATAGGCCGCCGCCTGCGCGATGCCGGATTGGCCTGGGTCTTTCGGGATCGATTGCGTGACCTCGATGCCGTCCTGGTCTGCGGTGTTCTTGATCATGCGCTCGACGCCGGCGGGTGACTGCCGATCGCGCCTGGCATCCTCGATGTAGTAGATGCCGTCTTTCTCGGCGACCTTGACGCCGGCGGTGAATGCGGCCGTCTCGGTCTCGGTGGCGGCCAAGTCCCAGCCGCGGACCCGCATGGCGTCAGCCGGCGCCGCATCGATGATCTGGAACCAGTGCCGCTTGAAGATGCCACCTTCGCGCGGTGCCGGGCGCTGCTGGTATTGACCGGCGACGGCGTAGGCCGTCATCGATTTCTTGAGCGCGTCGTAGGTCTCGCGCGAGAACCGCACCGGGTCGAGCAGCTCGCCCGCGACGGTGCGCGGATCCTTAAATCCAATGCAGGTCTCGCAAGCCCGCTCGGGCTCGAACTCCATCGGCAGCATCAGATGGACGAAGCCCATCTTCAGCTTCAGGATGACGCCGCTCATGTCGTCCTGGTGCAGACGCTGCATGATGACGACGATGGCGTCGGTACGCTGGTCGCGCAAACGATTCAGCGCGCCCTCACGGAACTGGCGGGTGGTCTTGGCGCGGTCGGTGTCGCTCTCGGCCGTCGTGGTCGAATGCGGGTCGTCGATGACGAGGCGGTTGCCGCGTTGCGAGGTCAGCGAGCCGAAGGCGACGGCGCGGCGATCGCCCATCGCCGTGTTCTCGATGACCTTGATGGCGTCGCGTTTCAGCGTGACAGGCCATAGCGCTTGAAATTTTTCGCTCTGGATCAGCGCCAGGAACTTGGCGGCATCGCGCTCGACCGGACCGTCGTTGAAGGCCGTGGTGACGATGCGGAGATGCGCGAGACCACAGGGGCCCCACTCCCATGCCTGCCAGAACACGCTGACCAGCAGCGATTTCATCGAGCCTGGCGGCACGTTGATCAGCAGCCGCGTGATGCGGCCATCGGTGACGGCTTCCAGATGCTCGCAAATGGCATGCAGGTGCCAGTTGTCGATGAAGGCATTGTTGGGCTCGAGGACGTCCCAGAACTCGCGGACGAAGCCCATGAGCGTCTTGCAGCGCACCCTGATGGCCTCGCCTTCGGCCGTGACCTGATCGCGGTCGCGCTGCGCCTTACGTCGCGCGATCTCGGCGCGCACCGCCTGCAGCGACGGCAGCTGCCGGGTGTCTCCAGCTCGGACATCACGGCGCCGGCGAACGGCACGGCGATCAGGCGCCCCGACTTCCTGACAGAAGAACCGGCCCAGCGGGTCGCGCTGGCGCGCGGTCATTGCGGTCATGGGGAACCGGATCAAACCTCTGGGGTTGTCGCCGCGCCCGAGAGGATTGACTCGAGCATCGCAAGCTTTTTGTCGTCGAGTTTCGACAGGTCGTAGACGCCGACGGCGCCCTGATGCTTGTGAGTCTCGACCTCGCCGAGCCGATGCTTAGAAAGGTGAATCGTCATGTTGACGGCGCTGGAGCCGGAGCCGTTGGCGTGACGCCACTGCAAGCGACGCAGCGAGACCTTGCCCAGCAGCTGGCCGTCGTCCCAAACTTCCTTCAGTTCAGGTTCGGCCTTCATGCGATCGAACAGCGTGCGCCGGCCGCAACCGAGTACGACGGCCGCCTCTTCGATCGTGCAGCCGATCTGCGCCAGGCGCTTGAGCTGTTCGATGTCTATTTCGACGGGAGGCCGACCTACCGGCTTCTTCTCCGGCTTGGCCTTCTTACGAGACTTCCGCGGCACGAGTTCACTCAACCCTGAATTTATTTCTGATTTGCTTTGTAACCTGAATTAGATTCAGATACACTGGCGCACTGGTCACTGAGGAATCGGAGGAAATTCAACGTGTCCCGCACCATCCCGCGCCCAACGATCAATCCCGACGGTGTCTCCGTCAAAGGCTGCTCGATTATCTACGCTCCCAAAGGGCAGGCCGGCGAATACGCGCCTTTGGCAACCAACCCCTATCGAGGCTGCGGCCATGGCTGCTGCTATTGCTACGTCCCCGGCGTCATCCGGATGGATCGGCCGGACTTCGATGCCCAGGCCGCTCCACGTCAGAATTTTCTTCAGTCTTTGAGGGATGACGCGCTGAAGTATCAGCGGGCCGGCATCGCCGAGCAGGTCATGCTGTCCTTCACGACCGACCCTTACAATCCGCTCGACACGTCATTGACCCGCGGCACCCTGGAGACCTTGACCACATTCGGCCTCGGCTTCTGCACCCTGACCAAGGGCGGCTTGCGCGCCACCGTCGACATCGACCTATTCCGGCCGAACCGCGACGCCTTCGCCAGCACGATGACCAGCCTGGACGACCGCTTCTCGAAGAAATGGGAGCGCAACGCGGCACTGCCCGGCGATCGCATGGAAGCACTTCGGCGCTTTCACGAACGAGGCATATTCACATGGGTCAGCCTGGAACCGACACTTGACCTCGAGGCCAGCCTCGCGATTGTCGACGCCACGCATCATTTCGTTGACCTGTACAAGGTGGGCCGCGTCAACTATCTGCCGATGACCAAGACGACGGATTGGGAGAGCTACACGCTCAAAATGATCGACAAGCTGCAGGCCCTCGGCAAGGCGCACTACATAAAACGCGATCTTCAGCCCTACCTGCCGGCCGACTATCCGAATCCCCTGCGCGTTCAGCAACACCACTGAGGCCGACAATGACTATCTGGTTCACGTCAGACCATCACTTCGGACACCGTCGCATCATCGAGCTGGCCAATCGGCCATTCGCGAGCGTCGAAGAGATGGACGAAGAAATGATCCGCCGTTGGAACATCACGGTCGCGCGCGGCGATATCGTCTACCACGTAGGCGACTTCGCCTTCAGCGACCACGACCCCTATCTTGAACGACTGAACGGCCAGAAGTTCTTGGTGCCCGGCAATCACGACCACTCGAACCGAGTTAAGAAGGCCACGGGCTGGGCCAAGGTCGAAAAGCTCATGGAGATCACTCTACCCGATGGGACGATCGTGGTGCTCTGCCACTACGCCATGAGGGTCTGGTCGCGATCACACTACGGCGCTATCCATCTCTATGGGCATAGCCATGGCAATCTGCCCGGGGATTCCCAGAGCTGCGACGTCGGTGTCGACGCCTGGGCCTTCGCGCCCGTCTCGATTGACGAAATCAGGTTGCGCCTGGCAAGTTCGCCGCAGCGCACGGAGCCCGATCATCACGAAAAGCCGTCTTGAATAGCGCGGCTCCTTCACGGCCACCGCAACGGGCGCACTATTTCCGGTTGTTCTGGTCTTCTGGCTCTTGGGCTGGCTCTAGCGAATCGCTTACGATCGTACCGCGATCAGAGGAGCCCACATGCCATTCAAGCGACTGACTGCCGATCAGACACCGCCGGCTCAGGTCGACGTAAACATGAGCCTCGTTACGTACCTCGAACGATTCGACGGTTACACTCGGCTGTATTTCAGCGAAAACCATAAGGTCGATGTCAAAGAGACGCCCGACCAGATCAAGGGCACCAGCAATTCAGCGAACCTTGGCTAGCCCCTCCCCTTGAGCACCAGCCCGATGTAGCGCATCGCCGCTCCGGTGCGACCGTCGGCCTGCCAACGCTTTTCGACCGTGCAGGACATACGCTTGGCCAGACCAGCAATGGCCCGGTCAATGATGGCGTCTTGCTTCTTTGACAGCCCGACGACACCGGTGCGCACGCCGGTGAGCACCGCTATCGCCGTGGGGACCACGTTAGACTTGTAGGCGAAGCCGGCGCCCTCGGTCAGGATGATGCCGATGCTCTCGCCGGGCGCGACGCGGCGCCGATCAGCCAGGATGACGGCCTGCACCCAAGGGGAGCCGTAGGAGTCGAAATCGAAAATCGTGAAGTGCGACAGATCGATAGCCCTGAGCACTCGCGTGTTGTCGGCGCAGAACATCAGCCGCGAGTCGGCCTGCGCTTTGAGATCGCAGCCGACATAGTAGCCGGCCTTCCGCCACACCGCGGAATACATCTCGCCCGATCCGGCGAAGGCATCGAAGACTCGAGCCTTGTTGCCGATCAGATCCAGCACGTTCTGCCGGATAGCGATCTTGGCGCGGCGCGCCTGAGGATTGTTGTCGGTCTTAACGCCGAGACCTTTGAACGCCATTCGTCAACTCTGCGATGCGCCGCTTGTTGGCGGCGATGACCAGGATCGATCGAGCGATCTGGACCACCTTGTGATGCGGCAGCTGCCAGACGACGTTGGGGTCGATGCCGTAGACCTCGCCGCAGCGGATGACCATGCGACAGAGGCTGGCCTGGTCGCCAAACTCAGACCAGCTCGACACTCGCGGCCTTCTTTCCCCGCTCGGACTGTTCGACGTCGTAGGCGACATGCTGGCCGGCCGACAAGGTGTGGACGCCGTTGACAGCGCAGGACCGGCCGAGTGCGCTACGGTGCACGAAGACTTCGGGCCCGCCATCGTCTGGCGCGATGAACCCATAGCCGGTACCCTTGGCGGTGCCGCCGTGGCTTTCGATGAAGAATTTAACTCTGCCGGTGACGCGAACGCCTGACATTGCTTGAACTTCCTTTGGCATGAAACGAAAGTGGCCGGCGCTCCCGAAGGTGCCGGCCGCAGTGGTGCGCAAGCTCTCGCGGCCGCGGCAATGCCGGACGGTATCACTCCATCGGACAGGCGACCTGGTCGGTTGCCAGGTGGCTGTGCTTGCTTGTGGAACGTGTATGATGCGCCGATTTCAGGAGGAAACTGTGGACGTAAAATTGTCCAGGTTTAGAAAACCGCTCCAGCGCCGAGTGAAAGAAAAGACCAACTGGCAGTTCTTGGGCGGATCTTTGATCGCCTGGATAGGCTTGGCCGTTTCTCTGACAACCGCGTTCTATAGTCTCATCTATTACAGCGACCAACTTACCGTTGTAGTACATCCCACCTTTTGGCAACACGTGGAAGGTCTGGTCGGCGTTCAAGTGCCGCGAAAAATTACTTACGTAAACTCTGGTAGTCGGCCTGTGGCTGTTCTGAACGTCCACATGGTGGCCGCACAGCAGGCGGTCCAAACCGAACCAGTGGACTGCTCACACGGACAGTTTGAACTAATTGAGGTTGTGTCCGATCAGAACGTTGTGATCAAGCCATACGACACTACGACACGGGATCTTGCACCGGTCGACGCCGAACAAAACATCCGAATGTTCGCGATGAGCGATCTCAACAGGAAGGAATATAGAGCGAATCCGAGGTTAGTGGTTTGTCTTGTTTTCGAGATGGTTGCGACCAATACCGCGGGATGGCGCAAAACGATAGAAATAGCACGTGTCGGCGGTGAGGAAGCTCATGATTCCAATAACCTCACCCAACATTATCTCATTAAACGCAACACATTCTGGACATCCATCGGTGGTGACGGCGAGGCATCACGGTTGGACATGTTTCTCATGAGTAAGGAGGCTTCCGTCACCCATCCGCCATGGCCAGAAGGTCCGCGTTAACGCGTTCTCGGACTTGTCATGCCAGCGTTATGGTGCCCTGCTCCACCGTCACGCCGGCGTAGGGCTTGAGAGCGTCCTGCAGCGCCTTGAGCGCGTGCGCCTGGTGCTTGAGCGGGCCTCTGATCGAAATCCAGAACTCGTCATTGACGGGCCCGGTCTCGATCTCGCGCACTTCCAGGTCCGCGGGCTCGGCGAGGATCTTGTCGAGCTCGGTTGGCGAGAAACCGAGCGAGAGCGGGTTTTCGCCTTCGCCCTGCAGCTCGCCAAGGATCTCGCGCAAGACGTCCTCATCCCAGCGCGAGTTCTCGCCTATGCGGTTGAGCGCCAGGCCGAGAGCCTTGTATCCGGCCTCGTTGAGACCGGATACGACGCGGCACTCGGCTTGCTC